GTTGAGTCAAGCCATCTCTGTAGCTTGCACTTGTTCTCTGCTGCATCGTTTCTCTCTGCGTGATCAAAGCAAAGCAATGCTTTGTCGCCTGTCTCCAAGCACAATACACCTACTTGTGTCAGCGTATTGCTAGGCTCAAAGGGATCGTTGAATATCTTACCGTTACGTAAGGTAATGCTATTCTCTACATCAAACACTCTTCTCATTATGATTTATACCTCGACCTTTCTCCATCTAACTCGCAGTGTATTACTCCATGCCATCCACCACGTAGCTTGTTCTTAGCTATGTTCAAGTGGCGCTGGGGATCTTGTTCGTCTTGACCTTGTACTTGAGGGTTCTTTGAGATCAAGACCATCAAGTCACTCTCTGCTGCCTTACCTGTCTTACTCCCTTCCATCATTGATTGATCTACCATAACTTTACCTTCAGCTTCAGCAGATAGTTGCGACATCCATATGATAGCACAGTCGTATTGCTTAGCTATGTTACGTGCATGGATAGCTGCCTCTTTTAGGTAGACGTGTGACTCAGCGCTACCCTTGCTTGCAAACTTATCACCCATGTCAAGCACCAAGATGTCAGGCTTGTACGCTTTCACCATAGCTTCTACCCAAGACATATCTTTACCTGTACTATCGTATACTTTGATGTTATCTTTAACTGGTTTGTATCTTGTGTTAGCTAAGGCGTAGTTACCTTTGACTTCACTCATTGACATGTTTGTGGCTGCGCTAAGATACCTAGCACCTACACGGTGATACGCTTCTTCGTTACACAGGATGATACACTTAGCGCCTTGACTTGCGAACCCACCGTCAGACGCAATGAGAGAAGCGTGGAAGCTAGTCTTACCTGTGTTTGGCCTTGCGCCTACAATAACTAAATGACCACCACTGATACCCTCTACCCTTCTTGAGAGAGAGTGTATGTTGAACTTCCACTTAGCTTGGATAGCTTCTTTCTCTAGCAGAGTATCAATAGATATGTCACACCAATCCACTTTCAAGTTAGGCATGAAGTCATCTTGGTAGTCCTGTATTATTTTACGTACTGGTTCCAAAGACTTCTCTGCTCCGTTGACATACTGGAAGCCAAGCTTTGCTATTTCTTCTCCGACTAACTGTTGGAACAGTTTTGATAGTACCTCTTGCGCTATGTCTTTGGAGAGGGGCTGCTCTTTGTTTATCTTTCTGAATAAGTCCTTGTACATATCCTTGTTGGATGTAGTCAGGACGTTACGTGTAAAGAACAGGGCTTCTAGTTCAGCAGGTGTGATGTTCTTATCGTACTGCTGCATAGCGTAGTCTAGTGTGTTCTTTATCTTACGCACTTCTTTAGTGAATAACTTGTCAGGGGTACGGATACCCTTGTGGTCTTCATAGAAGTCCTTATCAAGTAGTGTTCTTATTAATGCTAGTTCCACATCTCACTCCTCATTCAAACAAAATTCACACCATGTGTTAGGCGTAGGGCAACCACAGCTTACGCAAAAGTTAAACCCTACTGTGTTGTAAGCTTCTTTCTCTTTGGCTCTCTGTCTTTCTTCCTTAGTCATAGGACGTATCTCTCTTAGAGGTATACCGAATGTATACTTACCTGTCATGCAAGGTTCTCCGTTTTGTCTTGACTATCCTGTGACCATTCAGAGGATACTGGTGGGTTGTTCTCACCGTAGTTTCCGTACTCATCAAACCTCTCATCTTTATTGTACCTGATGTGATCCTCAATGAAGTCATACACTACACCCATGTCAAGCTTGGCTGCAGCACAGTACATCACTAGCTTCAAGCCTTCCTCTGTCAGTAAACCACGGGCATGTGCATCCATGTGAAACTTAAATGTTGCACCACCATCTTCATGTTCTTCTACGGTTTCTACACCAATGATACCTGCGTCTTTATTCATCATTGTTTTTTGCTTTCGTCCAGACAATAGTGTTTATACCCCATTTACCCTTGCGGCGTTCTGTACTGTCTACTAAAAAGCCTTCATTCTTTAACTCAGTCACACGAGGTTTCACTGATATTTCGTCACGTTCAAGAAGACGAGTGATATCTTCTACAGTTAGCATGTCATTGGTATAAAATAGCTCTCTAACTTGATCACGCAAACTAACCTTTCCATGCTTGTTAAAGTTGGCTGCTTGTTGGCTTGTATCAGTATTCTGATAGCCAATACCTTTATTGTTATAACCCATTACATATCTCCTTTACCCAAACTTGTACTCTGTTAAACCTTCCATCAATGCTGCCCACGATACAGGAAACAACCTACGCATTCTGTCACTGATCTGTGTAGCAACGAACCTTGTCTCTGCTTGTGTATCAAAGGCACAACGCAGGTTACACATATCCGCAAAGGCATCTAAGCTACCTGACCAGTACCACTCAGTCATGGTAGACTGGGGCAGTACCATACGTGCTTGCTCTGGGCAGACGCCTTTATCTAATAAAAGTTTATAAGTTTCACGTAACCACTCAGATATTTCTATGACATGTCCTTCTAGTGTACCAGAACCAAGTATTGCGGTGTTATGTTCTGTGTCTAATATAGAAGATAAATCTACTACACCTTCACTGCCTTGCTTCTTATCTTTGGCACGTCCACGCCATGTCTTAGGCAAATAATACTCAGTGTCTTTATCTACATACCTACGGCTAATCTCATTCCAACGTAGGAACTTATGCTTCACAAGTTGACGTGCTACAAAGATAGGAGCCTTGACATGGAAGCTGGCAAAGCAATGCCCAAAGGGTGACATGTGTTTGTGCTTAGCTAAGTAATGGATAAGCTTCTCATCCTCTGGCTTTGTGTACATGCGGTCTATCTTCTTACCAAAGCTTACTCGTGCTGCATTTACAACGGACATGTCGCAGCCCATGTGGTTTATGTACGTTGCTTTAATCATGTATAATCCTCTTTTTTATAAACGAAAAAGCTTTTAAAAGTATCTTGATATTCTTTTATGCTTTTTAAGTTTGCGGGTTTTTTTTCTCCTTCTGCATATATATTTTTCTGTAAGTACTCTAAAATCTCTTGTTCGTTTTCAAAGTCTTTCCAGTTAGAGGCTGTGTAAAAATAGAACCCTATTCCATCTGCGTCAAAGCCTTCTTCATCATAATAACTACGCAATACATACTTCATTTAACTGTAACCTCCCGTAATACATCTAGTGCTTGCTCTTCAGTAAGCTTAAACCATTCACCTTGGCGTTCACCTTTACGCTCTGCTGCTGTATGTGCATCACGCTCAGCTTGGTTACGATCATCAAAGTATACTGCATGGATCAACTCGTAGTCACGCATAGGTGAGCTTGTTTGATAACCATTGAGTCTGTCTTGTGCATCAATAGCCTTACCTATCTTAACCCACTCAGGCCAAGCCTTGTTGCGGATAGCGTACACGTAACCTTCTTTAATCTGTATGTCTTTCTGCAAGGCAGTGAACGCAGCTTCACCAAAAGATTTGTAGCGCCCTGGTTTGTACAAAGGGTGCTTGCGAGATATATACTTACCGTTTACATACATAGATAAAGGGTTGTTCTTAGGGTTACTCTTTACATTTCTTTTTCTTTGTATTTCTGCACTACTGTTAAGGTCTTTGCCTTCACCCCTGTAGTACTTAGGCTTACCTGTTCTAGGATTGATGTTTGTCTGTGTCATATGCATCTCCTTTATGCTTCTCTTTCCGTACTGGTTTAGGTTTCTTCTTATCTGGTATGACTTGAGGTTTGTACTTAGGTTGTCTCAAGTCTTTAGCCATAGGGTTTCTCGTGTTCTTCATAGGCTAACCTCTTTAGTTCATCTATGTCCTCTGGCCTCTCATACTTTATGTCATCCTGCAAGTACATTGCATAAGTAGGAAGACCTGTCCACAACTCTATCTCCTTCTTGTAGTTCAACGTCTTGTGTAAAGCATCAGGATCAAGCGCAACAATTACTCTCTTTGCGTTGTCACTTATATGCTCTAAGTGTTTCTCTGTCAAGCTAGTACCAAGTATAGCAAAGCCTGATGAACCTGGCAGTCTCTTAGCCACAGTGATAGCACTGATAACATCTTCGACTATAACGTATATACCATTTTTACCTGAAGTAGAACGTCTGTAGTAGTCAGCAGTACCTCCGTATCTATACCACTTTGGGATAGCTCCATCTAACGCACGTCCAATAGCATCGACTACAGTATTGCCACGCCAGATAGGGAACACTGCACGTTTATCTTTGATGTCATACAGTAAAGTCTCGTGCTCTAGGACAGGCCAACGTGATACAAACCTACGCAAGTGTCCATCTGTCACTTGGCTACTGTCAACTACACTCTCAGGGTACACGAATGTCTCTTCTCTTGTGTCGCTGTATGTTTCTACTAATGGTTTCACGAAGTAACTCTCCATCTCTGATGCTGTCATGTCTGTGTCAAACCTACCGCCTACATCACAGGATAACTTGAAGCAGTTGTACTTCAGTACACCCATCTTAGTCTCAGCAGTAAAGGTATTCTTGCTGTTGCAGAATGGACAGTCACCACGGTAAGGACCGTTGCGTGATACTTCCTCTGCGTAGTCTCTGTGTTTCTGCCAGATAGTCATTCTTTCTCCAACTTAAACGCATTGCGCTGGGCTAATGCTTCTGATGCACCAGTAAAGGTGTGCTTGATGTAAGGCGTGAGGCTGTCAATACTTGTATGCCCACTCACCTGCTTAATCTGTGTGATGTCTACGCCAGCTTCAACCATCTCAGTGATAGCACTACGGCGCATGTCCATAGCTGTTAGTTCTTTTGGTAAACCTGCAGCGCTTAGTATAGTATTGACATATCTGTGCAGTGTACCCCTTGCGTATGGCTTGTAAGAGTTATCTTTTGCTTGCACTTGGGGTGCCACGTACTGTTGAAACCCAAAGGTTTCTTTCTGTTGCGTTAAGATATTGTGTAAACCTGGACTGATAGGTAGGTGTACATCTACTCCACGTTTGCTTTGCGTAAGGTCAACTCTGTTTTTGTCTAAGTCTATGTAATCCCATAGAAGTAAACGCATGTCACCTACACGCTGGCCCCAATCGTATGCCATGTGTACGATCAACCCAATGGATCTCCACTTCCACTGGCTGTACGCTGTGTCAAGGAATAGCTTGACTTGATGTGGCTCCCATATAATTCTACGTGGTGGGTTAGGAATCTTATCAACATAAGGCATAGGGTTGCTGACTTCTATGCTATTCTTCTTAGCCCAATTGATAAGGATAGACATGATAGCTGCTATCTTATTGGCACGAGGTATCCCTCTGTCTAGCCAAATGTCGTAGTACTTCTGCATCAAAGGCACAGTAATCCTCTTGAGGCTATACGCCCCTAAGTCTTCTTCGATTATCCTAAGGCAATCATGGTAGTCTATCTTTGAGGCACGGCCTAGCTTACGAAACGCAGACGAATCCATGTACCTATCTATTAGCTGTCGTATCTGAGTAACTTTTACCATTGCTTTCTTGTCTTCCAATACACCCAACATTCTGAACAGTGTCCTCTTCCTATTACAGTATCTATAAGCCACACGATGTTAGGCTTACTGTCTCTTCTCCATTGCCAGTTCCTAGCGCTAAACGTTTGGTTATTGCTACCGCCTAGCAGCACATTGAATAGAACACTGAAGGCGGTAAGCACTCGCTTGATGTATCTACTTATCATCATCGTCTTCGATACCCTTCACAAGGAAGTAGATGAACCCGCCTACATAAGCTATGAGGAAGGGCAGTATAATCTGTGAACCTGCTACCATCTATTTATTAAACGTCGCTGTATGTGTAACGCCATCTACTGTAAACGTTATCGTACTGTAGTCATACTTTGTACGTTCTATTATTTTGTTAGACTTTACAAAGTCACACTTATCTACCTCTCTGTGTCCTACAATTACATCACGCTTACTGCCTGACTCATTTGCTATAACACCACCCAACAGAGCGCCTACTGCTGCACCTTCATCTTTACCTGATGCTGTACCACCAATCAAACCACCAATGATAGCACCACCTAGTATCTCACCTGCTGTCGGACTGCGTTTTTGTGTTCCGTATATAGGAACCCGTACAGTATTACATACACGTTCCATTTCAGGTGAGCGTTCATAGTATGTACTGTAGTGATCCTCTACGTATGCGTTGTTTACTTTTTGTTTAGCTGCTACGGGTGTAGCAATTAGTGTTATTATCATAGCTTGTTTAAGCATAGCTTTACCTTTCAGAATGTAGGATACCATAGTTCCCCGTTATCAATCATGTGCTTGATGTGCTCAAGCTCAATCTTAACTGAGTCTGCACGTTCAAAGTCACCAAGCCACTCTGCATCGTCAATCTCTTTCTGTAGGTCAACGCTGTACTGGTTGATAGGTAATACGTCATGCATCTTTATGTCTCCTTTAATGTCCATAGTTACAGCCAATGCGCCATATGTCGCCTGACCTGGATTTAGTCCACCACTGTGCTTCACCACAGCAGCCGTTGATTGTAGCTTTCTTGTATGCTCCTATGTGTAGCCCGTCCTTCCAACGATAAGCTCTGTAGTTGTCAGCATACTCTATCTCTGCCTTGTTGATCTCGTATAGTAGATCTTCCCACACATCAGCAGGTACTCTCTCGAAACCTTTACGCTTCCAGCTTTTGCAGTCAATACCTTTTGCTGCTAGTGCTTCAGTCCACTTACTCATTGGGTTACCTTTCTCTTTAGCCAACGTAATGTCATCAGTATTGTAGTACCTTGTACATATAACATGAATATACCTACAGTGTCAAGACTATTTTTGTCTACTCCAAGTGTAACAAGTAGACCTGCTGTAATCAACATGAGAAGATAAGACGCTGCAGGTATAGTCAGTATATACATTAGTCCATCCTATACTCATAGCTGTAGTTATACTCAGCATCTAGATACATCCAAGCACTTTCATATGCGGCATCCCAACTGGTATGATAGCCTGTGGCTATATCATCATCAGCTATGCACCTAGCCCAATGATTAAGGCTAGGCTCATGGTCTATATCTAATTCTTCTTGCATCTTAGTCCATCCTTGTTACAAAGTACTCACCATTAGGTAAGGGTAGTGCAAGCATAGCGTACTGATAGAAGTACACAGTGCCGCTTGGTGTGTTCATCTTCCCGACATACGGTAGGTCAGGATCTTCTGCACACTTGTATGTACCATCCTCTAAGACCTTACCCTTAAACTGGTAGAGTTTACCAAAGCCGTAACGGTCAGTCATAAACTCTAAGATGTCCATCTTTTTCCAGCCGTAGAGGATGAACTCTGCTACCCAATAGGGCAATACGCCAAGCATATCTTCTAACAATCCTGGATCTACATCAGGGAAAACTTTTTTGTTGATTGTAAGTTTCATTGTGTAGTCTCCTTTTCACCAAGTCTTTCCCATCGTGGCTTGTATGTTAGCCTGTCCATGTTATCCTCTACAAGATACAGAGTAAATAACTCTGTGCTCCTAGTGCG